TCGACCTGAGAGACTCCGGCATCCTTTCGGACCCGGGCCAGTAAGGTACCTAATTTTTTATAAGCTGCACGACCAACCCACACGGAACCATGGCTCCTACCAGTGTGGGTGGATCATTTATATCGGAAATTCCATTATTGAAAATTCCGATATTTGAGTAATGTCGCAGTGGCCAAAACCTATACGCCGAGGACTTTATGAACACTGTCAAGAACACGCTGATCGTCATAGCGACGGTTGCCGTTGTCGCTTTTCTCGTGATGTTCGCGGGCTCGATCTACGGAGCTAAAGATCTGCTGGAGAAGGGCTACGTCTATAACCCGGCTGATGGCAGGTACTATCCGCCACCGCTTTGCAAACGTGCCGACTGCAAATAGATCGTCACGCGAACCCTAAAAGCCGGCGTTGGTCTGACCAATCCGCTGGGAGTACATCGTCATTCATCAATCGCCGCGCGCTTAGGGTTTGTGGTTGTGAGCCGTCGAGAATGGCTTCAACGATATCCGGAGCAAGCCAGGCAAGCCTCACGAGGCGGGCGGCATAAGAGCTGGTGATATTCGCCTCTGCTGCGACTTCGATCATCGTCGCCTTTGATGAAGTCACACGCAGGTAAAGGCTTTGCGCCTGGGCCAGCAACCGCACCAGCCTCTTATCAGGCGCCCGCTTCGGACGATTGGGTGAGTCGATAACCAGCCTTGTGCCGAACCCCACTCGCATCGCTTTCATAGGGATGGTCATCAGGAAAGGGGAGGTCTTGGCATCCTCGATGGGATTGGTCGCGCTGGTGGTCGTTAGTGTGGCCCGCATGCGATCGGGCGAGAGATGGATAACGATCGATTCGCGATCTACATCCAGTCGGACCAAAGCGTTGCGCACAAGATGCTTGATGCGGCCAACAGGATAAGATGCCCACTCTTTCGATAGAGACAAAGCGCTGCTTAGGAGCGCTTGAGTCTCGACCGCGTCCGTGGTGCCGAGGACTTCGAGAAGCATAGACGGAGTGGCGAATATCGATCGGATGCGGTCGATGACAACCCGTTCGACCTCTAAGGCTGGGGTCCTCAGGTCGGTCGGCAATCGTTGCTCGTTGGCGGTCAGCGGGCGAGAGACATAATAGCGGAACCGCTTGCCGTCCTTCACAGCGTGACTGGGAGTCATGCGGTGGCCAGCGCCGTCATATATCAGCCCGGTCAGGAGGCTAGGATCCTTGCATCGCGCCCCTATCCTCCGCTCGGTGGCATGGTCCTGGAGGAGCGTTTGGGCGCGCTCCCATGCGTCCTGTTCGACGATTGCTGGATGCTGGCCAGGGTAGGCTAGGCCTTTGTGGACGACCTCGCCCAGATAGAGCCTGTTCTGCAGAAGGTGGTAAAGAGTACCCCGTTGCATCGGCCGCCCACCCCTGCGCTCCTTGTGACGCTCATGGACCTTTGCCACGATACCCCTGGCCTCAAGGTCCTGCTGGAGTAGCCGCACCGATCCGAGTTCGAGGTAGCGTTGGAATATCACTCTGACCGTCGCGGCTTCTGTTTCATTGGGCACCAGCTTACGATCCCGGACATCGTAGCCCAGCGGTGGAATGCCTCCCATCCACATGCCCTTTTTCTTGGATGCTGCGATCTTGTCCCTTATGCGCTCCTGGGTCATCTCGCGTTCGAACTGTGCGAATGACAAGAGCACGTTGAGGGTCAACCTGCCCATTGAGCTGGTGGTGTTGAACTGCTGCGTCACCGAGACGAACGACACTTCATGGGCGTCGAAGATCTCGACGATCTTGGCAAAGTCGGCCAAGGACCGGGTGAGGCGGTCGACCTTATAAACCACCACGACATCGACATTACCTGCCCGGATGTCCGTCAGAAGTTGCCGTAGGGCAGGGCGGTCCATCGTCCCGCCGGAGATGCCGCCATCATCATAGGCATGGGGCAAACAGAGCCAGCCCTCATGCTTCTGGCTCTTGATGAAGGCGTCACAGGCTTCACGCTGAGCATGGAGCGAGTTGAAGTCTTGCTCCAACCCCTCCTCTGACGACTTCCTGGTGTAGACCGCGCAGCGGACAGCGCGTCCCCGTCGCGGCTCCTCCCCGGGCATCATTATCGAGCGCCTAAGCCGAAGAAGCGGGGCCCGGACCATTTTGTGCCGGTGATAAGGGTCGCGATCTGGGTCAGAGACCGATACCGCTCGCCCGCATATTCGAACCCTTTGTCGAGCACCGACACAGTATGAGTGCGTCCCCGCCACTCGCGGACCAGACGGGCGCCTGGGGTGAGGGCTGGGGTGTTGCTGGGGGCGATGTCGCCCCCAGCTTCCAGCTTTCGGGCCAGCGTCTGGAGCATGCGGCGCGTCGATTGCTTGAGAGACCCCTGGGCACGCTCCTGCATTCGGTAGGCGACACCCCTGACCAAGAGATCATGGCTTGCCCGCCGCGGCGCCTCTGCACCGTAGTGCCGCTGCCATTCGATCCGCAGCTCATGGGAGGTCATTTTCTCCAGATGGCCGATACCGCTGTAAGTACCGGCCATGTCACTTGCCCGCCGCCATTCTGTACCGGCTTCCACCTGCGTCATCCTTGAAGCGGTCGAGCGGCTTCCCGCTCTTCCGGAAGCCGGTGAGCACCGCTCGGGTACTGTGCGGCTGCCAACCTGTGGCATCGACGAGTTCGTCGAGAGAGGCGCCTTCGGGCCGACCGAGGAGAGCGATCACGATACTCTTCTTGGTCTGCCGCTCCGGTGCTGCGGCGGGTCCGGCAGTCTTCGTCTTCTTGGTCGCGGCCCGAGAGGTGGGCTTGCTGCTCTGCTTAGTGGTGGTCTTCGTCCTAGTGGTCATTCTGGTCTCCATGGTGAGGACAGGCCGATCTGGCGCTGTCACCACCACGAGCCCCACCGGGTTCCGGGTGAGGCTTCGGGAGCGCGGCTCAGGCCCTCTCGCGTGACCCCATGCATGCTTCCTTCGCTGGGGAAGTCCAGCTCATTGTCGAGCGTCGGCGACTATTCTGTGGGGAACCTATTCGGCTGCCTGCCTGTCAAGGCCGACGACGCAGCCTACCAGCAGGACGAACGGGATCGGGCCGGGCCGGTGGAATGCCCGCGGCGATCCTGCCCGATAGCCAGTCCAGCGCCTGGGAGGTGCTGTCAACCTGATCGTCATGTTGGGTATTGGGGAAGCCCAATAGCTCTTTCATGTACTCCGCCAGCCAAGGGGCCTGGCGGGGAAGGACAACTTGCCCCGCCTCGAACTTCGGCGACTGGACCAGCATCCACGCAACCTTATCGAAGCGGGGCCGGTAGGTGATCGGCAATACCGTCTTTGACCGTCGAAGATCTTGATTCACCGCCCGCCCGATGTCGCTGTCCTCGATCAGGGTTGCAGCCGCGTTCCATCGCTTGTGGGTGGCCTCGATGACCCGCCGGAGGTCCGGTACCTCCCAGCGGTCGCGGAGCACTTCCAGAAGATAGATGGTGCCGTCATGGAGCCCCCAAACGGTGCCGACGGAATAATCACTGTCGTCTTCCAGGGTGGAGGCGGTGTCCCAACTGACGACCACCAGATCGCATTTGGGGCGTTCGTCGTAGAAGCGCAGCCATTGCCGCTTCACGATATTGCCTTCCTGGGGCAGCGGCTGTTGCTGGTACTGGGCGGAGAAGCCGAGTGATCCCAGGGTCCGCTTCATGGCCTCCAGCACCATCTGAGGCTCACGGTCGGGATGCAGCACCTCGCCCGCCCGGCGGCGGTAGAACTGTCCTGGGCCGGTCTGGTACTCGCGATCTTCGGTTTCGATAGAGGGAATGGATAAAACCTCCCATTCCTCCTGGGCCAGAACATGGCCGACGAGGTCTTCTTCATGAAGCCGCTGCATCACGATCACGATGGCGCCGGTGGTCTTGTCGTTGAGCCGGCTATAAAGCGTGTTGTCGTAGAACTCGTTGGCCTTCCGGCGTAGGGTTTCCGAATAGGCGTGATCGGGTTTGATGGGGTCGTCTATGATGATGATGTCCGCCCCCTTTCCGGTGACGGTACCGCCGACCGAGGTTGCCAAGCGGAACCCGCGGGCCGTCGTGGCTAACTCCATCATGCGCTGGTTCTTTGGATCGGCCGCGAAGGCGCGAAACGCCCGCCGGTACCAATCGCTGCCAATAACAGTCCTGAATGCCTCGGCATGAGTGCGGGAGAGTTCCTGGGCGTAACTCACGCACATCACCTTTAAGGTTGGGTTATGACCCATGACCCAGGCGGGGAAGGCAACACTGACAGAAATGGATTTGAGGGAGCGCGGCGGCACAGTGATAATGAGCCGCCGACACTCTCCCCGTGCGACACGCTCGAGCTGGTAGGCGATAGCGTCTTGGTGCCAATTCACCGACAGGGCCCGGCCCGGTTCCAGAGTCATATAGGCTTTGCGGATGAAGAGGCTCAGATACCGGCGCAAACCGGCGTCGAGCGTGTCGCGGTCATTCATGATGCGGCCCTCCCATCACTTCTGAAGCGCTTTGCCGCTTCGGCAAGCAGCGCTTGGTCATCAGGCTCCAGAGGCTCATCACGCTCGTCAGGATCGCGCTCGGCAACGGTGAGCTGGATCATGAACTGGATGATGCCGAGAAGGACCTTCGGGTCTTCTGACTTGAGACCAAGGGTAGAAAGCCTTCTGGCAATCGCCTCCGCCACGGTGATCCGTTGTTTTCGGCCGTTCTTCTCGACGGTGATCGATCGGCCGAAGGCCTCCGCAATAATGGTCCGGTGGCTTTTACTACCCTTGGGCCTGCCCTTAGGGTTTCCAGATTGCCCTGGTTTGAACTGGTGGGCCTTAGGAGGCCTGCCGTATCCAACACCATCACGATCCTTAGCCATGATGGGTCTCCGCGTCAGAGATACGTTCGGCGACCATTTTATCGAAGGTCAGCCCGGTACCGGCATGGCTTGCAAGTTGCCCTGTGAGCTTCTGCCATCGGCGGATGGTCACGTCGACGTAGCGCGGGTCAAGCTCCAGGAGGTATCCCCGTCGCCCCGTGCGCTCGGCCGCGATGAGGGTGGTACCGCTACCCCCGAAGGCATCAAGGATGATCCCGTTACGCTTGGAGCAGTCCTTGATCGCATCCGCCACCATGGCCACCGGTTTCACCGTAGGGTGCATGGCCAGTTCCTCGCCACGCCCTCGCTTCATCGTGTTGGCGCCTGGGTAATCCCAGACGTTGGTCCGGTACCTACCCTTATCACCAAGTCCGAAGTTGTTGATGTGGGGTTCGGCGCCGTTCTTGAGCACGAAGACCAGTTCGTGTTTCGACCGATAGAAGGACCCCATGCCGGCGTTGTCTTTGTTCCAGACACAGAGATTCTTGAGTTCGCTATAGGTGGCGTCGCTGGCATCCAGGACCTCGCCCAAGTGCCGCCAGTCTATGCAGATGTAATGGATGGATCCCAACGTCGAGGTGGTGACCAGGTTCTCGAACACCGCCTTCAAGAAAGCTGTGAACTCCGCACTGCTCATCTCGCCGGAGGCCATGACGAACTCCCGGTGCTGGACCTTGCCGAGCCCCGAGACATGCCCTTGGATCGGCACGTTGTAAGGAGGGTCGGTGAAGACCATCTGAGCCTGCTCACCATCGAGCAGGGTCTCATAGGAACTTTGCTCACGCGCATCGGCGCAGAAGATCCGGTGATTGCCGAGGTGCCATAGATCGCCCACGCGGCTTACGACGGGGCCCTGGGGCTCTTCGACATTGTCCTCCGGATCTGCCCCGTCATCGTCAGAGGTGAGGATGATGTCGATGTCGGCCATCTCGAAGCCGGTTAGCTCGATATCGAGGTCTTCGACGGTCAAGAGCTCTCCGAGTTCGATCGTCAAGATGTCGTTGTCCCAGCCGGCTTTTTCGGCCAGTCGGTTATCGGCGAGGCGATAGGCCCGGACCTGGGATGGTGTGAGGTGGGCAAGCTCCACCACGGGGACCTCGGACCATCCAAGAAGCTTGGCGGCTTCAAGGCGGCCATGGCCGGCGATAACCTCACCCTCTTTATCCAGAAGCATGGGGTTCGCAAAGCCGAAGGTCTTGATGCTCTCCGAGATCTGCCGGATTTGCTTCTTGCTATGGGTCCGGGCATTGCGGGGAGAGGGCCGCAAGCTATCGACCGGGCGGTACTCGATAGATATTTTCTGCTGTCGTACCCAATCGAGTTTGGGATCCGAGGAACTGGTGAGTGACGGTTCCTTGGCAGACGTGCTGTGCGACGACTGCAAGGCGCTGCCTGTGCGTTGCCTATGCCTGACGGGTGTCATGGCAAACATTCCTTTCAAGCTGCGGACGCCTCTCGGCGCCCGTTCAGTCAAACCACCTGATCAGGCATGACGTCAGGA